TCATTTCATAGGAGAAAACGGCTTTGAAGCGTGCATTGAAAGGAATAAAAATCAGTTTCGAACTGGTTGGAAATCCCCAAAGGGCACTGAATTTGCTTTTGTCAGGTGCCCGTTTAAACCAAAAGGTCATCCCTTTGCGAATATTAATTACAGAACTGGCGAAAAAATTAGATTAACCCCTTGGACTACATTTTCAATCGCCAATAAAAACTTTTTGCAAATGATTAAAGAACATAAAAACGTAAATTTTGTATGAAAATAGTAGATAGTTTCTTAGATCCATATTCCATCGTTGTTGACAGCGATAACTATACAGTTGGAATAGAAAAGGAATACACGAAGCCAGACGGTGAGAAAAACACGGTTCACCAAAACCAAACTTTTCACTCATCCATTGAGGGAGCGATCAAAAAGATCATCACTGCCAAAATTAGCAGCAATGATGAAACGGTTGATTTAGCCGAATTCCTTTCCAAATTTCAAAAAATGAATTCGCAACTCATGGAAAAATTCTCAAATTTGCGAAAGCTACCTAAAACAGAAGAAGATGCCTCTTTATGATTATCAGTGCTCCGATTGTTTGCGAATAATTGAAGTTGTTCACTCAATGAATGAATGTGATTTCCCCAGCGAAGCCACAATCGAAAAAATCACTTGTACCAAAAACAAATTTTTGATGACAAGGGTAATCATAAGCCCTCCAGATTTGAAAGGATTTTATGGGGGCTCTTCCCTTAAAGGAATAGTAAAAGGAAACACTATTCACAAAGAAAGAAAAGAGCGAAGCCATGAGGACTTCAAAAAAAATATATTCCCCACTCTTCCGAAACAAGAAAAGAAGCACTTTGAAAAAAAATGGAAAAAGCAAGGAAGAGACTAACTAAATAGGTCTTAAGAACCAAAAAAAATGGATAAAGAACAGAAAAACAAAAAATTAAACAAGACATTAAATATAGGTGATATTGTCCCCAGTTTTTGTTTTGTTTGTGGAGCTAGGCTTGAAGAAATAGGATTAGGATGGATGCAGTGTGAAAGTGAAAAATGCGGTGAAGTATTCCTGCCATTTAAAGATGTGCAAGGAAACCAAAATTTAATGCTACAAAAACAAACTCTTAAAATCGTTGAAACCGCAACTCTAAAATAATTATGAAAAGCTATAAAATGAATGATGGAAATAAATTCTATGATTATCCCGAACAAAGAGAAGAATTGATTAGAGAGAAAAAACACAAAGAAACTTGCTTGAAAAACAAAAAAAATCAAAAAAGCAAAAAACGTAAGTAACTAACTAAAATCGTAAATTAAATGGAACCAAGTAAACATCAAATTGCCATCTTCAACGAAGTGCAAAATGGAAAGTATGATATTTTAGTCAAAGCCACAGCAGGATCGGGTAAAACAACAAGTATAGTTAAAGCAAGTGCGTTAATCAAAAAAGGATTGGATGTAGCATTTCTTGCATTCAATAAAAGCATTGTGGAAGAACTGACTTCAAGACTTCCTGATACTATTACTTGCAGCACGTTGCATTCATTGGGTTTCAGATCCCTTTACAAATGGTTTAATCCCAGAAATGGGTTTGAGATAACATCTTTCAAAACAACCAAATTTATTAGGGACGTTCTTAAAAACGATTTCAAATTGAATTCGAAAGATGAGAGTAAAGCCATTTGGGTTGTCAATGATCTTCTGGATAAAGCACGATTAAATATCGTTGAAAACGAACACGCTCTCTTATCTGAAATTTCTGATGCTTACGGAATTATTTGGTCAAATGATGAAATGGAAATTGCCCGAAGAGCCTATGATCTTTTGAAGGAATACAACGAAGTCAGATTCAATGATAAAAAATTGGTTGATTTTACCGATATGATTTATCTTCCTGCTATCAATGAAGTTCAGATGCCAAAATTCGATGTTGTTTTCATTGATGAGGCACAGGATTTAAACAAATGCCAGCAAATCTTAGTGACCAAAATCAAAAAACCAAAAGGAAGGGCCATTTATGTAGGAGATGAAAATCAAGCTATTTATGCCTTCGCTGGTGCCGATGCTGATTCATTCAATTCTCTTGCAAATGAAAACACGGTTCAACTTCCTTTGTCGGTTTGTTATCGTTGCGCCAAAGCAATTGTAAGAGAAGCGCAATTGATAGTAGGGGTAGAATCCATTCAGCCATTTGAGGGACAAATTGAAGGACTTGTAAGCGAGGAAAGCTGGGAAAGCATACGAGAAGGTGATTTTGTTGTTTGCCGTAACAATGCCCCTTTATTTTCTCTTTATTTTGATCTTCTTGCAAAAGGGGTAAAAGCTAAAATAAAAGGCAGGGAAATTGAAACTCAATTGCTGGCCCTTGTTAAAAAAGTCAGATTTAGTGAAGTCAATGAAGGTTTAAGTAAACTGGATTTAATGATTGAAAAAACAGAAGATGAAGTTCGGAAAAAGGGTAATCCCACTCCAGAAAAAAGCCCAAAAGTTCAGTCTTTGAAAGAAATGGTCAACATTATTCGTTTTATGAGTGAAGGGAAAGATATGATGGGTGAAGTTTCGGATTTATTGAATGAAATTTTTAATTCAGATGTTGATGGAGCTACGTTGATGACGATCCACAAATCAAAAGGATTGGAAGCACAAAAGGTACATTTTCTTTCACCCGAGCTGATTCCTTCAAAGTGGGCTCAAACCCCTAAAGATTATATTCAGGAAGAAAATTTAAGATTTGTTGCAACAACAAGGGGTCAAGCCCATTTAAATTATATTAAAAACTATAAAACTAGAGTAGAAGTTGGCTAGGATCAAAAAAACAACCGATGTTCAAAAACCTCAAACAGTTGAAATAATTGTCAGGTATATAGTTGATCGATTGAGCTCAGGCGAAAAGCATGGAGATGTTTTAGCAGAAATTCGGGAAAAATTTAAAATATCCGAAATTGAAGGTTTAAAACTATTGAATGATTCCAAAGATTCCATTAAGGCACACATGAAAATTCGTGTGCCTTTTATTTTATCGAACCACATAGAACGTTATGAATATCTTTTTGGTAAATTTGAAGTTATTGGCAGAATCGATCTTCAAAATAAATGTCTGGCGCAAAAAGAAGAACTCTTAAAACTAAAAGAGGCGTTGAGTGAAAGACTGACTGAAGATTTCAACAAAAAAGAAATCGAAAACAGATTTATGTGGCATAAACTTTCAAAAGAAAAACAAAGTAGAGTTCGGCAATTGTTGGAAAAAGCAATTGTTTCCTAATGGCCTTACCCGTAAAAAGATTATTGGGTACGGTTCACGGTGCTAAAGTTGGTCGAATACTCGAAAGCGTATTCACTAAAGATTTCTATGAGCTAACTCAAAAAAAAGTAATTACTGAATCCTACTACGAATTTTTTAAATGGGCATTCAAAATATTGCACCCTTCAGATCCTTTTTCCGATGCTCCTCACATTAAAGAACTATGCGATGTTTTACAAGCTGAAATTTTCAGAATAAGAGATCGGAAAAGGAAAAAAAAGGATATAGTTATAAATATCCCCCCCAGAACTTCTAAATCTTTAATTGTTTCAATTATTTTGCTTCCGTGGGCTTGGGTTCACGTTCCTCATTTGAAAATGATTTGCGTATCCTTTGAGGATAATTTGACTGTTTTAAATGCGAGGATGAGTAGGGATCTAATTAGATCCTCAGAGTATCAAGGATACTTTGGAGATCGTGTTAAATTAAGAAAAGACATTGATGCAGTTACTTTTTTTGCAAATACTGAAGGCGGTTCAAGACTTGCCAAAACTACAGGTTCTTCAATCGTAGGCCATGGAGCCCATTTAATTATAGTTGATGATCCTCAGTCCGCAGCAACAGCAAGAAGCGAAGCCAAAAGGGAAGAGGTTAAGAAATATTGGTCTGAAAACTTATACAACAGATTAACTCCAGTACAATTAGGAACAAGAATTTTAGTTCAACAAAGATTGCACGATGATGATTTGACGGCAGCCGTTTTAAAAAAGAAAGGGGACAAAATAAATCACATTAATCTTCCTGCCACTATTACAGAAGAAACCAAAGGAAGAGTTTCACCACAGGATTACGTTCAATTTTATCAGTGGAATAATGGAATAGGGTATTTAGATCCGATTCGTTTGGATGAAGAAACGCTGGCAGATTTAAAAATTGAGCTGGGCACCTTTGGATTTTCAAGCCAGTATGATCAAAATCCAAGTTCTGAAGAAGGAGGTATTATAAAAAGACACTGGTTAAAAACAGTCAATCCTAATGATGTCATCCGAGATCGGGTTAAAGAACCAATGCATTTTTTCTTGGATACTGCTTATTCAGAATCCACTGCCAATGATGCTTCAGCAATTATCGCAGCCTTTAAAAGGGGAAATGATGTTTATATTGTTCGTTCTGAATCGAAAAGACTGGAATTTCCTGAACTTTGCAAATACTTAATCAGATTTACCACTGAGTACGGTTATGATCATAATTCAATGATCTATGTGGAACCTAAAGCTTCAGGAAAATCCCTTGTACAACAAATAAAAGCAACTACTAATTTAAATATTATTGAAGGTGAAAGCCCGAAAGATGATAAATTAACTAGATTGAATGTTGTTTCGCCAAAATGCGAAGCAGGGAGGGTGTTTGTGATTCAGGCTGGCTGGAATGAAGATTTCTTTGTTCAGTTGTGCTCAGCTGGTGAGGAAAGCTGGCCAGAACACGATGATGAAATAGATGCGTTCTCCATGTGCGTTAAAAAATTATTAATTACAGGATCTTTTGAATATATGTTCGTATGAGAAGAGTTTGGATAGATTTCACGGATTCGGAAATTGACAGGTTGCAATTTCGTAGAATGGATAAAACTTTTAAGAAAATTAAAATGTATAGCCATTCTGAAGGAAAGAAGCTTATTTTTAACATTAATAAGGATGTTGTTGCAGATGCATTCCTTATTTCTTGTTTAAATGCCTTGAAAGAAGATGGATTTATTTGCAAATTAATTTTTAAATAGTTTTTTTAATCCAATTTTATTTCCTATATTTAAGTGTTGAAAGAGTTCACAAATCGTAAACCAAAATAGATCATGACAACTGAAAACACAATTGCAATGCAGGATTTAATCTATACCTCCAATCCTACTAATATTCTAGCCAGAGGCCGAAGAATGGAAAACCTGATAAATTATACAGTAAAAAGCATCAGCAGATACGAGACTCCACAGGGATCTAAAATGGTAAAATACACCGTTTTTTGCGAAACGATTTATGAAAAAAATTCTGTTTTCGTTGTCAGTTATGGATTAAATGGGGACAGAACAAACATAGTTCTTCACCCTCATCTTGCAGAAACTACATTTAATCAACGGAATAAATAAATCAATAGCCCTTCGGGGCACTTACACAATTAAACAAGCGATTATGAAAAAATACAAGTTTATAGGCACAAAAGAAGAAGCTCAAGATTATGTGCCAATTTCTCCTGAAATAGGCATGATTTATCCAGAAAATCATTTGTTCAACGAAATTAGTGTTTTGCACATGTCAAAACGCTATCCCGATGAATGGGAAGAAGTATTTGAAGAAGAAGCACCTACCTTAGAATCACTAACAGATCAGATCAAAGAGCTTGCTAAAAAGCAGGGAATGAATTGCAATGTGGTTCTGGAAAAGAAAAAAGAGGTGGAGGTTGATGATTTTTGCGCTATTCATACTAATATCACAAATTCAATATCAATTTCAGTAAGAGTTAGGAATGACGTTTTAGTGAATGTTGGATCAAAAGAATCTCAAATAATCGAATCAATTAAAAAAATACTAGAAAATGACTAACAAAAAAGTAAAAAACAGAATACTGGCAGCCATATTCATTGTAATATGGGCTACAATGGCAATTTCTTGTAAACTCACAGAAAGCCCATCCAGAATATATCAAGCCAAAATAGCTGCTCCAGTTGAGTACCCTGCTTGGTTGAAAAGACACACGCCTATTTTTGGGCATCGTAATGCATCCCTGAAACGGGCAAATGACTTCTTAACACAAAGTAAAGATGCAGCTAAAAAGCGATCAAAAAATAGATCCTTAAAATCAAAAATTGAGGCCATCAATGCAAGAGCCAAAGAACTAGACAACAAATAATAGATGAATTTATTTGAAAATTCATTCCCTTTTGTATTGTAAATCCAATTTTATTTCCTATATTTAAGTGTTGAAAGAGTTCACATTGTCAAAAAAAATAGGAATTGTGGGAGTTACAATGATCATCGGCCAAAATTTTCGCCACTTGCATTCAGGGAGGTGTTATGTAATCACCAGAATGTCTCAAAGTAGCATTTGGTTTCAAGCCCTTGATAACGGGGTTGTCTGGAGAGAGGCTTTAACTACTTTCAGAAACAACGTCAACCGAGCAAATAACTAAAAACCCCAATTAAATCGTTATGAAAACTTACGCCATCATCAAAACAAAATCAAACTATCGAGGCCTTAATGGGAAAAAACTTCGAGTAGTTGAAGAGTTCCCAAATTTAATTGCTTGCAAATTTTTTTCGGAAGGCAAAATAATAACCGCTGATTTTGGAAGATCGGAAGTAGTCAAGATTTGGACGCCTACCGACATATCCAACGAACCAATGTTCAATAGAAAATAGTTAACTACCCAACCAATGAGCAATCTACGAAAAGCAGAAAAAGCAGAAATTGAAAAACTGACTCCTCCGAGTCCTGCCGAAATCGAACAAAAAATATTGGGCTATGATCTAATTTTTAAAGTTGGTGATTCAGTTTGGAGCTCTATTTATGGAACTGGAAAGGTTGTCAGATTAACAGGCGATCAAATATCCCAATACAACAAAGATCATTTGGAAGAAACTGGAATATCAGTTCAATTTCCAAAAGGAAAAGGAGACACTTTTGGCGGTGGCCCTAGAACCTATTCTTTGAATGAGCTCAAGTCTGGGTACGTTCGACTTCTGGTTGATCCTGAAAACTTTGATGAAGATGTTAAAGGATTAGTGAACGGAACATTAGGAAAAGAAGATTTAATGCGTTCTGCCTTTCCAAACGTTGCAGAATCAAATTCAAGAGAGGTGATGATTATGAGTAAGGATATCCTCTTACAGAAAAAAAGAGAGATGATCCTGAAAAGGGATTTTTTAACAACTAGAAGCGAGGCAGCAAAGGAACTTTTAGAACAACGAACCAGACAATTAAGAGAAATAGCCAGCGAGTACAGTGGAATTCTCATGAAGTTGAACAGGCTTATTTATACCATTGAGCTTTACTTAGGGGTTAATGAGGAGCTACACCATTTGAAGCAAGGTGCAATTGCTCAAGGGGAGCCAATTTGCTTCAGACAAAGAAGGTTGTACATGGATGTTGAAGTTGGAGAAGTTGGAGAAGATTTGGGTGGTCTTGATTTTAGTAACATAGAAGCGTTTGATGAATGGCTCCTGAGAAAAAATACTTACTGGGGGATGTTCAACTATGAAATAATGATGCCTGAGAAAAAAGGCATTGTAATTTTTAAAGTTAGGGAAAGGGAAAAGCACTATTCAGATAATCCGTTTGTTAATTGGTCAATAAATCGAGACAACAATTTAACTTATGTTTTAATTAGAAATGGAGATAATATTTACAGAATCTATGGGGATATCACAATTGGTGAAAAATTGTTTCCAGATCAATCTGAACTCGAAGGGCTTTTAAATGGAAAAGGCGAACAACATCGAAGAGTAAACAATAAAGAAGAAATTCTTGAAAGGTACAAATTGAATATGATTCTTTTGCAGGGCATCATTGAACGGACAATTTGTTTTCCTGAAGAAATGCATAGCCTTTCAATTTTCAAGACCCCAATTCCTGAAGATAAAGTGAGATTTATTTATGATGCTGACAAATCCAAAATGCTGCCAGCGGGAATAAAAACTTTTAAAGAATGGTGGACTTCAAAAAGAATCAATATTGAAGAAGGAGCTAGAATTTTCGTTTCCAGTAACGATATGGGAAGAGGTAGAGGTAATTGGTCTGACAGATTTTTAAAGTATTACGAGTATGATGGCAGTATTCCTAGTTTACCAAACACAGGAATTTATTTAGTTGAGACGATTAAGGAACGATATTCTTTGGCTGGCGAAAAATTAAATCCTCTAGCATTTAAGTACTTGCCCGCTGGAGAAAGGGCTTGGTCTTGGACGGATAAACATGATACTGATTTAACCAGAAAGAACAGAGTTTCTTTTTTGATTTATAAAGATGATAGCTTCTTGATCAATTATGATGAATTGACAAGAGAAGATTTAAAGTTGTTGGAATTTTACCTTCATACTCGATTGGGAAGAGAGGATTATTTGAGTAATATGCCTATGTTGGAAGAGCTCAGAAAAGCCAAAGAAGCCGAAATAATCGAAGAAGATGATTTCATTAAATTATCTTTGATAGACTCAAACTTAGATCCTGAAATTGATTTCAATAAAGGCCTTGAAGCAATAACTTGGTGGAAAACTAAAAACAAATGGAAAAGAAGCCTGAAGGCAGATGACCATAAAGCTTACAGAATGATCACTAACAAACTAACTAAAACCGTAAAATAAGTGGCCAAAAAGAATGTAAGCGTAAAAAAGCCTCAAAATTTCATGAGCGTAAAGGGTGTAACAACCCAGCAAAAAGTACTGGATAAAGAGGCCAATGTAGGTATGACCTACAGGTTCCTAAAGGATGGGAAATCTATCAAATGGATTGAAGACTTCTTTGTTGACAGTCAGGGATTGAAAGCAATCACTGCAAGAATTTATCTCATGGAAGCAAGAAAGTTGATTTCAACCGAAGCGGATATGGATATCGATTTTGCATCTTTGCTCCATGACTCCAGATATGAAAAAATATGGAATGATGAAAAGAATATTTATGTGGGGTGGTGCTATACACCTGAAGAGAACTTTGAACGGGCCAATAATATTGATATTGTCAGACGTTATGGTGAACTCTTAAAAAGCCTGAAACAGCGTGAAAACATGTATGGATTGAGGGATAAAGATTTGAGCATAGCCCTTCATTCCAATTTGACTTTAACTAGAAGTACAAGAGTTGATTCGTTCGAACATTCTATATCCAAAGATTTAGATATCAATTTACTTACGATGGACGAAAAAGTTGAATTGCTGAAGTTATTGGAAGAAAGCTACGAAGGGGATCTTTTCTTAACTAAAGAATACATAGTGGAAGATGATGAACACGTAGAAGAGGTGAAATTAGTTAGAATCAATAATCAGAAATCCAGTACGGTAATTTCAGAAGGGTTCAAAGAGATCAAAGACCAGCCTGAAGAGGAAAAGAAAATCGAAAAGCGGAAAACCGCTTCTATTTTAGTCAAAAATTTCGCTCCCGAAAAGGGCACCAATGCTTCAGGGGTCAATGAGAAACTGAAAAAAAGCATGGAAGAAATGATCCGAAAAAAATTCAACCAAAAATAAAATGTACTCAAATAAAAAATCCGAATTGGAATTGTTAAAAGAAAGAGTAGCAGAACTGGAGAAACAAAAAGAAAATTCAGAATTTGAGGTGAGAGATTATTCGCTGCCAGTTGATACTCTCCCTCAATTAATGATGTACGAAAAATTGCAGGAAAACTGGGAAAATTTAACCTTGGGAGATATTGAGGCAATTTGTAAAATTTAATTTCCTTTTTTTTATTGTTAATCCAATTTTTATTCTTATATTTAAGTGTTGAAAGAGTTCACAATTCAACTAATTACTTATGAAACCATTACCAAAATTACACTTAGTTCCTACCGACAAAGACCCTAGGGAGTGGACTAAGTTCATTCAAATTACTGAAAAGCACATTCTAGCCAGTGATAGCTACATACTTGTTCGCTACCCTTCCAGAAACTGGTTTGGTGAAGCACTTGGAGCAGATTCAAACTTTGCAGTTGATCCTAAACAGTGGAAGGCCTTGACCGCTGCAAACGTTAAGAGCGTAGAGATTGACCTATTCGGGAAAAACCTTATAGGTATTATGAAGAATGGCGCACGGGTTCATGTTCCAATTGTGGAGATGGCAAAGCTATACTGGAAGTTTCCTGACTTTCAATCTATTTGGCCTTTGGATGACTCGCCAGTAGTGCAGATCGGTTTTAACGCTAAGTTCATAGGTAAGCTTTGCAGCGTCTTGGAAGGCCCCTTGAAGTTTATATTTAGTGGTGAAAATCGGGGTGCTAGGGTGCATGAAACCAGTGGAGAAAACGAGGGCGAGGCTTTAATTTTGCCTTTTATGTTACTGAAACAGTGAAAGAAATTTGAGCCTTCGGGCTCTTTTTTTTTCAAAAAAATTTGTTTTTTGATTTTGAATTGTTACATTTGACCACATATAAAATCCTTTTGTTTTAACATCACCATAAACGAAAGGATTTGATCCAAACAATTGAGGGGGAAACAGGAGGTGATGACTGGCTTTCTCCTCTTTTGTTGTTTTATGACCTACCAGATTTCTTTTCCCGAAAATTTATTTAACAGAACTCACCAAGAGATTGGTGTTTTGAAGAATAAACTGGCGGGAATTTCCTTTTCTATCAAAGCCGAAAAAGAAACGATGAAAGAAAGTGGCCGAAGTAAATCAAGCGAACTTAATTTTTTATTAAAATCGTATGGGTTGACAAAGCAGGATTTAGCCAAAAAGAAACACTTTATGGATTCTTACTGGGATTACACTCTTTTAAGATCCTTCAACAAACAAGTTTGTTTTTTCAAAAATAGAGGTATAAATGCAAAATTTGCAGAATTTTTAAATTTGGATGCCCGAGAAATAAAAAGAAAAAAAGCACGAATTATCAAATTTGGATTTGCCAAAATAACAGGCAAAAATCTAGTTTTTTTATCTCAGGATAAAGTCTGGGCGAAATTTGGAGTACTGATTGCCGAACGCAAAAAAGATGAGAATGGCAGACGGATTGCCCACCAGACTTTGGGTGTTTATTCTTTGAGCAAAAAAGGAAAAATTCTCAGAATCAAGAAAGGCACAATTCTTAAAAAATCAGGGAAACCTGCTTTGAAAGACTTGGAGTACACAAATTTCAAAAGATTCAATGTTAAAGTATTGAAATTCACGGCTGCAAAGCATGAATTAAAAATAAATAAGCTTAAAGTCCTTGCAGGATTGGCTTGTTACAAGTGGTATGCCGACAAAATAGCCAGTAAACCAAAAACCAAAGAAACAGATCAGCGTAAAAATGATTCGGATGTTTCAATGAAAATAACTTGTAAGAAGATTTCAAGAAAAGTAGGAAATGTAAGCGATGCTTCAGGCTACTGGCTCCGAAAGGAATTGGAAGATTGCGGTTTTATTGATGTCACAGTAAATAAATTCAAACAAACAGATCAAATTGAATACGATGTTGCAAAAGAGCAATTTCCACTTCAGCAGGGAATTCAGGAAGAATCAGGACTTGCCTACTTTTTTTCAAAGAAAGATAAGACGGTCTATGGGGTTAGCTGCTACGATATTCATGTTAACGGTTATGTTCCCATCGATTACAATCTGAACAAAGTCAGGAAGCCTAAAAAAGAGCGAAAACGCTATGTAATGTGGCACATTCAGCAATTGATGGATGTTGATGGATTCCATATCAAAAAAATCTGGAGGGATTATGAATTTTTGTTCTCGATTGATTCGATCAAAGATTACCTTAATGATCTTTTCTGTTCGGAAGATGGCGATGGTATCTTTTCTTTTGAAAAGTTCTCCTTACGGGCGAATTTAGATCAAGCTCCTGAAGAGGTAAATCGCATTCATTCCATTGGTGCCCAATGAAATTTCAAGGCGTTTTACTCCCTCTTGAAAAAAGAGGGACTTAATCTAAATAAGTAAGTTTATAAATAAACTTGCCAGAGAATTTTTTTTCTCTTGTAATGTTCAGAAAAAGGATATGCTTTGACAAAAAAAAAGGAAAAGTTAAAACTAAATGTAAAAAACACATTTAAACAATACTTATTCCCGAAAACTAGGTTTTTAATTTTGAGTGGGGTTTTTTCGATTTTTTTTCTCTTGAGTCACAAAAAATAAATTTCTTTTTTTATTGTAAATCCAATTTTATTTCCTATATTTAAGTGTTGAAATATTGAATGAAAACCACCATGACTAAAAGACTCGAAATATTAAAAAATTCCCTTGCTAAAAAAGAGCAGGAATTGGAACAAAAATTTGATAATCATTTTGCCAGCGTTAAGCAGGCCAATGGCCAGCCACTGAATGATAAAAGGAATGGTCAATCTACCCTGAATAAATGGGAACGCCAAAGCGATGGCATACGTAGCCAAAATGAAAGCATTGAAAAAACCAAATCAGCCATTGAATTGGAAGAGGGTAAAATTCAGAATGTAGAATTCATGAATGAAAACGTAATTCCTTCAGAGATTTTGGAATTGGTTGAATCGGGTGTGTTAAGCCAGTGGCGAAGACATCCCAATACCTTTTTTCTTGCAGGCGTTGATAAAGCCCGAATGGTTTGGGATTCTAAAAGAGGGGTTATAGCTCATAGGTACGCTCATTTAATCACTGATGCAGATCAACGTAAAGACTTCGCCCGAATCTACAATGCTCTAGCTACTATTTTGAATAAAAAATTCATGGAAAAGGGAAAATAAATTTCTTTTTTTATTGTTAATCCAATTTTATTTCCTATATTTAAGTGTTGAAAGAGTTCACATTGTTAATCGAAATCGTTATGACTACTAAAAGAATCACTATTGCCACTGTAAAAAGCTTCATTAGAAGAAATGAAGGAAATCTTTTCCACCAAGGTATTTCAGGATTTAATGGAATGACTGATATGGTTGAACAGGTTGAAGACGTTCTTGCTCCAGCTATCGCCACTGAGTCAAATGTTAAGTATAGTTTGGGTATCTTGGGTGCTCACTTTGTTGGCCGTTCAAGAGATCATTTCGCCCCGTTTGAATCGGGTGCCTACGTTGGGTACCAAGTTTCCAATGCTTGCGGTTCGTTCGTTATTGCAACTACAAAATAATTTTAGAAATCATGGAAATCAGAAACGTATTAATTGGGGATAAATTTATTAGAAAAATGGCCATTGGAAAGCCCGTTCTTTGTCAAGTGGTGTTCTTCACTGAGACTAGGAACATCACAACAAACGAACACATGAGTTACGCTTGTTGGGCAACCAGTGAGACCTTTGGCATGGGAAAACCTTTTGAGGTGCCATTTACCACAGTACAGAGAGGCCGAATTTAGGATGAGAATGATCAGAATAAAACATAAACTCCTGAAAGAAAATCCCAAATTGGGAATTCCAGAAGGAGGAGGCTGGTTTTATGTCCTGAATTTCAGAAGAGGTGTGGTTTATTCAAAGGAATATCCGAATAGAAGTTTGTTGACGGCCAATCTTTTTCTTAAGAAAATGTATCAGTTGGATGATCAACGTCACTTCTTCGATGCAACCAATTTGAAAGGGTTTAAAGAAGCCCAAAAGGAATTAGTCAATGACATACTTGGATATGCATTTGAATTGCAGACCAAGGCCGATTTATACCCTGAAGGAACCTATTTAAATTTCGTCTATCAAAAAAGATCAAATGCCATTGAAACATGGGTGGAAGAACTTTCAAAAGTGAAAGCTAAACATCCTCTTGAAGCAAGTATCAGAAAACTAAAATCAAAATTATTGAAACTTAAATGATAATTTCAAAAAAAAATATTTTAGCCCTTATTGAGCTACTGAAAGGATCTTGTATTTCAATAAGTGAAGCCATAGATATTTTGAATTATGATCTTAAATTAAAAATAAAGCAAGAAGATTTAAGCAAGAAAGATATTGCAAATATCAACAGTGAATTATTTCAATGTTTTGAATGTGGCTGGTGGGAGGATTTGACAAATATTGCCTTTTCAAAGGAGCCCGAATTAACCCCAGATGAAAATTATTGTCAGGATTGTTGGGATTCAATTAACGAATGAAAAAAAATAAAAAAAACAGTAAACAAAATCAAAAAAAAACTCTAAATTAGAGTTCTCTTTAAAATCAGTACAATTTAATTTCACTTAAACCAAACAAAAAGAATGAAGAATTACTTCTACTCGCTGTTCGTTTTCGCCATGTTGGTGTTTATGACGGCAGCCCCAGTTTTGGCAAGTGATTTCGTTGAAACCGAAGTTTCATTTGTAATGGGTGCTCCCCCGAGCATTGTTACAATGGAGCCTCCACAGGTAACTTACGAAATCTCTTATCAACATTATTCATCAGAAAAGACCGATTTGCCCGAGCCCAGACCCCGAGAAGACTTTCTCATACGTCCTGCATGGCAATCTGAATCAGCCCTTGCTTCCATTATCAAATACCGCAGGATGCAAGTGAAAGAAAATATTAAGTCTTGTTAGACATAATCAGAAAATGAAACACTCGAATAAAAATAGTTCGGGTGTTTTTTTTTGCCTATATTTAACGATCCAATCAATTGTAAATCAAATGGCCCGTACTGCTACTGTAGTAAAAACAAATACTATACGCTTATCATTTCCTTTCAACAAAGATATCCTTGACCGAATAAAAAAATTGAGTGGTCGAAAATGGGTTGCGGATGTGAAATCGTGGGATGTTACTGTTGATTTTAGAAATTGTTTTGAACTCCAAAGAATCATTCAGGAAGAAAATTTCCTTTCCAGCAAAGAGGAGCAGAAAGTAATTGATTTTTTCAAAGCTGAAGCCAAAGAAATGGTAAGTGGAAAACCAAAGGCCACTTATTCACTTTTGGAAGTCCCCAAAACCGTTAACGCTACACTCAGACCCTATCAAATAGAAGGGTTCAGTGCTGCAATTCATTGGATTAAATCGATCAATGGATGCGAAATGGGCTTAGGAAAAACTCTCATGTCTTTAGTTGCAGTGGAATACAGGGGAAATTTTCCAGTTTTAATAGTTTGTCCAGCTTCGTTAAAATACAATTGGGATGCAGAGATACAAAAATTCCTACCCAATCGAACTGCCAAAATATTAGATTCCAAAGAGATTATCTATTCAGGCTATGATTTCTACATAATAAACTACGATATTCTTAAGAAAAGGCTTAAAGATTTGGAGAAATTGAATTTTAAATTCATGTTGGTTGATGAGTGTCACTACATTAAAAATGCAAAATCCCAAAGAAGCGTTGCAACAGTAAAACTTATCAAATCAATTCCCTATGTGATTTTATTGTCGGGCACAATAATAGAAAATAGACCGTCTGAGTTGATTTCTCCAATTGTTGCTCTTGATAAAATGGTTGAATTGGGTGGCTATTGGTCATTCATACACAGATATTGCGCTGCTAAAAGTAATGGGTTTGGACTTGATATTTCAGGGGCTCAAAACATCAAAGAACTTTATGTTCGGATGGCAAAGAGCTTTTATTTTCGAAGGAATAAAATTGATGTAGCCAAAGATCTTCCACCTAAAATTTATTCTAATGTTTTGGTCAATATTTCCAATCCCAAAGAATACGCTCATGCTGAAAACAATTTGGTGGATTTTCTTCAAAATAAAATTTTTGAAAAAAAGGAGCTTAAGGCAGCCATCAAAGGATTGTCCAAAGAAGATAAAATTGAGTACATCACTTTAATGCTGGAAGAACAAGAGGAAAAAGTAAATTCAGCAGAGCATTTAGTTTTAATGACCACTCTGAGAAAAACCACAGGACATGGCAAAATAGAACCTGCCAAAGAATGGGTTTTAAACTTTTTGGATTCAACAAATGAAAAACTTCTGGTTTTCGCTTGGCATACGGAAGTTGTTCAGGAGCTGGCAAAAGAATTCAATTGCGATGCCATTTATGGAGGTGTGAATATCAAGAAAAGACATGAAATAGTTGATAAATTTCAAAATGATGATAAAGTTCGTGTGCTGGTTCTCAACATTAAAGCAGGTGGAGTAGGAATCAATTTAACAAAAAGCTCTTCAGTTCTATTTATTGAGGAACCTTTCAATCCAGCTTTAAAACTACAAGCTGAAGACAGAAGTCATAGAATCGGACAAACAGCCGAAGTGATCAATATTTACACCATGGTTGGCAAAAATACAATTGATGAAGATATTAGAGTTTTAGTGGAAGAAAAATTACAAGTGGTGAATGCGGTCAACAGTGGCTCCGATTTCAATGAAGCGGGCTCTGATTTGGATGTACTAAAAGATTTATTAAAAAAACTAGCTGAAAAATAATGCAATACTTTGGAGCGAAAAGCAGAATAGTAAAACAGAAATGAGAACTAAAGAAAATGGCAGAGAAATCAGAACTGAAAAACTTTTTTCTCTAATTTAATTGTAATTCTAATTTTTATTTCTAAATTTAAGAGTTCTAAAAATCGTAAACCAAATGAAAAATCTTAAAAAAGAAGTCACTAAAATAATGTTTCAATCGCTTG